CCTTAAAGGTTTGTGGATGGTCACTACCATGTTGCATAAACATATCAAGATATTCTTTCTCTCTAACAATGGCTGTCGCGTAGGCTCTAACATCATTCTGCTCTCCACGTATAATAAACTTGAGTTTGCTATCGGGCCCCGCATCTTCCTCTTCTTCTTTAAACATGCTCCCAACCATATTGTGTGCGCCTAAAGAGGCGATCATATTGACATCATCTCCATACATATGCTTAAGAAGGAATTTATTCCACGCGCCAAACTGCTTTAGCCACGATTCCGTAAGTATTCCCTTTTTGGTGAAATCAATAATCATTTTAGAGCCTCCAATCAAAAGTAATTAGTTTATAAAAATAAAAGCTAGCGGAACTATCTAACGTTTCCTGCTAGCCTTATTGTATGCTTTCTTTTCATCTTCGAAATGTTTCTGTAATCTTTTAACAAACCAGTTTCTTAAACCTACTGGTAAATTATAAGCTTCAGTGAAAGACCATCCACCGTGATGTTTAAGAACAAAGAATTGTTCATAAACAGCTTCCATGTACTTATCGGTCAGGCCAAAAAAAGTCCGCGCCAAACGGAACCTCCAATTCCTGTGTGTTCCCACAGGACGGGCATTCAAAGTTTTCGGCTACTTTCACATCTGGTGTAATAGCTTTCAACGCGAGTCTCAAATATCGAGAGTCTTGGGTTGTTACAGTATTCACATAAGAATTAATAACTTGACGATCCTTATGTCCTTCTACGGACACGATCATCATTCGAAGTTGGTCGGAGACTATAGCATCTGCGAGTTTCTTCTTTTGTCTACTTCTCATCTTCGCTGTAAGTTCCATTTCTTCTTTACCTGTCAATAGGCGAAGTTCTATATTAAAACCGGTTAAGGGAGCTTTAACTATAAATGTACCACCATTAGTCGGAGAGATGTTAAAGCTTTCGTTATCAATATTTGTCTCTCGTATTTCTGGGCTGGCAAGGTCAAAGCTACAAAGGTCTTGTTCACCACATGCTGGGCATGTCACTTTTGTTTCATAATCGGAGCCGTAACCTGATCTCCGAGCGGCAATAATGATCGCATTGCGATCACCAACCAGCAGCGAACTTGTTTTGATATTGCTATCAATAATAATGTTTTGCATAAACCGTTCAACAGCAATACCTTTCTTAAGAAGGGTCTGGCTGGATAAGATATCCTCGTCTTTCGCTGTCATAAATCGAATCTCAATCACGTCTTTGTTATGAAGTGGGTGGGTTTCTGGATATGCCAGTCCTTTCGATGGGAGTTCAACAAATTCTGTTGGTGCTACAAACTGTAAATTGGAAGCGGAAGGCGCATCAGCACTATCGTGCGCTCCCGTTCGTTCAGGGTCATTTCTACTCAATTATCACCTCTTTATTAATAGAAATTACTTTGTGGCGCGACAGGAAATTCTACTTCGCACCAATCATATGAAATAGTAACTTCAATAGTAATTAGTTCATCACTAGAATAATCAAGGGATCCAAAATTAATTGATTTAATCCATGCGTTTTTTAACTTCCATGATTCCAAGATAAAAGGTCCGCCATTGGACATCTTTTCCACCTGCTTCGATCCACCTTTTCGCGGTGGTCTCCAGATAGTTCCGGGGGCGTCTTCAACAATTCGTCGCTCGGTTACAACACCATGTTGCTCGATAATAATGTCTCCAATCTTACCTTTCCTCATAGAGTCATCCATCCATGCCGAGAACATTGGATTTGGAATTGATTTACTCTTTCGTGTGGTATACTTTTTCACACCCTCTTCATCGGTGCCATAGAGCGCTACTTCCTCATCCCAATGTGCCTTATCTTGATCCATGTTACTCATAAAAGCTTCAGCCATTGCAGAGGAGTGTGCCACTTGAAGAGCGCCACCGCCGTCGTTCTTTGTCATTCCACCGTAGCGTTTCTGTCCGTATGGGATTAGAAGCCCTTGGTCGATAAGCTGTTGGAAAATATTCCTAGTGGTTGTTTTGTCATCAACAAAAGTAATAGTGATGTCACCCCACTTGGCTACACCCGGATATTTAAAAAATTGGTTGCCCACTTGGTATTCATTGCCGTTTACTTCTACTGTCGGCTTAGAGCAAGATTTAACTGTATGTGATAGTACACCATTCCAGTTAACCTTAAACTCGTGTGATCGTACTGGGTGTGCGTGGACGTCATTCCAAAAGGCCATAAGCTACGCCTCCTGTCTTAAGTGCTAAAATATTCGGCAGAACTTTGTCCGATGGTACATTTAGCCCAGTCATATTTCCAAGTTACTTCCATCTCACGTAGGTCATCTGCACCATAATCGAAGTCTCCGTATTTCAATGCAATTGGGAAAGCATTATAAAGTTCCCAAGTCTCAATTGAATCACCGTTATCATCCAACGCAGAGATAACAATAACTGCATCAGTGATCTTATTCCTTGCGACTGTATTATAGTTGGCTTGTAGGGCACCATCCGTTGGGATATTATAGCCGAAATATTCCAAAATCTTATTAAAGTTTTCAACAGCATTGGGTTCAGCATCGGCAGCGCCGGCGCCCCCTCCTGCTGGATCAACAAGCATCATTGTAACGTCGCCCCATTTCGCCCGTCCGGGGAAGTTAAATACATGATCACTGAACATGTGCTCAACAGAGGTGATTTCGACACTTGGAGCCGTGCAGGTTTTTGCATACCAGATTTCAGCACCCCCAGCCCATTCGGCGTGAGCGATACTCACTTTAAATCTAAATTTCCTTTTGGGGTTGGCTCCCGATTGATTCCAAAAACTCATTTAATTGTATCTCCTTTAAAATTAATTAGTTTCGATTAAAATTCTACACCGCTTCTTGTGACAACAAAGTCCACAACGATGAATTCAATTGCTCTAGCTGGCTTGATAAAAATCTTTGCATACATAACGTTGCGGTCAATAAGATCTGCCGTTGTAGTCGATTCGTCAAGAACCAATTTATACTCAGTGATACCAAGCTTGGATTGAACATCTGCAAGCACAGCATCAGCAGAAGACTTAAAATTGTTCCAAGTTGTTTGAACATTAGGCTCAAACAAAATAGTATCCGCAATCTTTCCAATTCGCCTCTTGAGGAAAAGAAGAAGTCGACGAACGTTGATTCGGTCAAGTGCCGAAGAAGTCTGTTGAAGAGTCTTCTGTCCGAAGATAACAATTTGGTTAGTTGCTGGGAATCGAGCAATTGGGTTAACATTGAGAGCATAAAGATCATCTCTGTTATCCTTGGTCAAGTGTTCAATCGTATGTGTAACAACCAATCCGCTGTTATTAGATCCAAGGTTTTTAATTCCACCTCGGTTAAAACCAGCAGGGGCAAACCAAACTTCTGCATCAGCAGCAGATTTTGCTAATGCACCGATGGCTGCCACAGATGAAGGCACAGGCACAACATCTTGGTTAGAGTCGCTAATAACAACCCATGGATAGTAAGTTGCACCATAACTGGTGTTCAACTGTCGGCCTTCTAGTGCAGTTAGAGTGTCGCTAATCGAACCATAGGACACTGTTCCGGCTCCTTCCCACTTCGGTGCATACCCGTTAGCTAAATCGATAATAGCCAAAGAGTCACCACGCGATTCTGCAAGATCAAGGACCTTATTGGTGAGAGTCGGGTTAGTCAATCCGGGGATTGAAATCATATCCATTTCGACCACTTCAGGATCAGCAATTGTATCGAGTGCTTTAATCAAAGTGTTGTAAGCATAACTCGTTGGAGCCGCTTTATCACTAAGATTGGCATTAGAGAAGGGTTCAACTTCCTTAATATCAATTCCATCAAATCCGCCCCAGAAGCCTGCTCTATATTGCTTGATCTTTTTGACTCCACAAAGATACTTAACACCGACATCATCGCCGCCTCCAGTATAAGAGTGATTATAAGTATTTTCAGCAGCATAAGATCCAGAGATCAAATAATGCTCCATAGTATTAGAAGAATTGTAAACAATATCTTCTAAATGGAACACAAAGGCTCTTTCGTGAGAACTAGGAATAGATGATGCATGTATATCAGGAGCAGCATTGTTATTAGCTGGAAAAGCCCTGATTAAATCAGTGTAACTAGCGTCTCGTCGTGCAGCAGATCCAATATGATGACGAATTCCAAAGTGATCTCTTGCTTTATAGTGTCCGCCTCGGTTACTGCTTGCAACAGTAAGACGGGTTGTTGGGAAAACAACAGATGCTGTAAAGTCGCTTGGAAGTGCAGCAAATAGTGCTGCATCTGCACCACCACCGGCAATGGCTAGGTCAGCCCCGCCCTTGACAGCGATATATGTAACATCGTCGGTATCAGTACCGGGTGTCGAAGCAACCTCTGTAAAGTCCCCTGCGGCATTGCCACCTAAAGAACCAATAGTCCAATGAGGGCCGGGTGTGGGACCAGTGATAACCATGGTCCCGTCACCAGTGGCTGGTGCGGTATAGTTACTATGACTAGTGATCAAAGCAAGAATCTTATCAGCCAGAGGGAAAAGACTTGGTGAGTCTCCTACTCCAATATCTCCCGCAGCAGTAGTAAAGCTTGTGGATGAATCAGCAAGGTTATCGCTTGTGAAGTTTATAGTGTGTGTAACCCCTCCCAAGACTAAAGTAATAGCCTCTCCCGTAGAAGAGCGGGCATCACAAGTGAGCGATAGCACCGCAGTAATACCAACATTCTCTGTCTCATTCCATGCTTGCGGCCCAGAAGATCCTTCGATCATGTGGAAACGCTTTGGACGAAGAGGTCCAAGGAACCCCATCGGAAGAGCTAAACTATCGTCAAGTTCTTTGTTGGCGACAGCAGCAGCTACTTCAACTCGGAAGTAATCGGATTTATTAACATATAAGCCACGAACATCATATTTGAGATCGAGAGAATTCCAATTAAAGTTCTGATCTCCAATTCTTTTTGCTATGTAGCTGTCTGAAGATGGATCAAGGTTGAGATTCTTAAAGTTTTCAACGGTGTTCTTTCCCTGCTTGAGTACAAGCGAGAATGAGGAAGGTGTGACAGAGTCACCAAGCTTTAAGTCTTCAACAAAGATTTCAAAATTGTCTTGAAACCATTCGCCGTCATGAAGAGAAACGAGTCGAAATAACTCTTGCTCTCCCGGCTTACGATTAATAAACCAACCAGTCTTTGATGGCTCTTTATTCATTCTGTGATCGGCGTAGTTAAGTGATCCGCTCATAAGAGGAAGAATCATGCCATACTGCTTTGCAGCAGTGGAACCAGAAGTTTGATCGATAATCGCTTGTTCGAAAGTTTCACCTAAGAAATATTTGACATTGGTTGTACCAAAGTTGCCACTTGCTTTAAGTTTCTGTGGATTTGTATTAAGCTGATCTCGGATATAGTTTTGTGATCCATTGGTGAAATGACATTGCTTTGAAGCAACAGCAGTCCCAGCAGCGGTTTGAACTTCTATCTTGAATTGACTAGCTACGTTTCCTGCCGATGAAATCATCTGACCGGCAGATGAAGTTGTGGCTGCGGATCCGGCAATCGTTCCAGAAAGAGTTACACAAGCTCCGTTGGTATAAATAATAGCACCAAGGGTACCAGTGCAAGCGGATGAGGCAGATGGAAAGACAAACAATCCAAATGCACTATAGTTGCTTGCTGGGGTTGCACTTGTAGCTCCGTTATTAGCAGCGGATGACTGAACGCTCCAACCGGCATAGCCGTCAGGTACCGAAGCTTCACTGTTTTGTTCTCCTAACAACCGAACAAAAGTCAATGGAGTAGTTTCTGATGCCAAGTGTGCTTGAGCAGCGTAGGCTGCATATGTCGGGCCGACAACGTTTCCGTCTCGCCAAACGTCAGCATCTGACGCTCCTTCTCCAGACACAGGTTCTCCGAATATCGCAACGAAATCCGAATAATTATTAACCTTTACAGGTTGCATTGAGGGACCAGAGCGTGCCCTGCCGATTAAGACCGGCCCAGCGTCTCTTACTTGTGCAGGCAGGATCGATTGATCGATCTCATTTAGCTGCACTCCGGGTGAAATAAAATCAAACTTTTTAGGCATTAATAAATTCTCCTTTAATAATGTTTCTCACAATAAATAGTGTTTTCTTTTGGTAAAAGCCATTAATCTCGATAATCGTTATCTTTATCTTTCCATGGTACTTTGTCCCCTACCATTGTCCTTTCCCTAGTGAACCTAATCTTGGCTCTATTTTCTTTTCGTGTAAGAGTCGGACGCTTACGGTTAAGTCCCTCTCCTATTAAATAGCCCAATACTTTAATAGTTACCTTTGTCTCGAAGACACGGGCCTGTTCGCCAAGATTCGCCACGGTATCATTCTGTCCAAAGTCTTGCTGTATAAACGCTTCGTACCTGTGTCCATCTTTGCTAAATATAAAGGAATTAATCTGCCCGGTAGCTGTTATAAACGGTTGTATCAGGTCATTCATTTGTTGTTGATACTCTGCTCTCAATGTAATATCGTACATCATTGTAATATAAACCGGTATCGGCGAGGTATAGTAATCATATACTGTAGCGTTCGTAGGATCTGTTTTGCTGTTCCTATTTCCTTTAGATTTTGCATAGTGATTTGCATTTTGGAAATTACTTGTTTTCTCTTGATTGTACTTCTGTTTCTTAACAGTCGAACCACCCTCTGACTGCTCGGGGTAATGAGCTTGGAAAGCTCCTTTAAAAGATGGGTCTTTTATCATAGAACTTCGATGGACAGTCACTAACGGAAGGATTAATTTCCCCATTTTGTCTCTTAACCTTTGGTCGCTCTTTAATTGGTAAACTCTTTCGGTCCCAAGCCAAAGAACAGAAGCTTTCACAAAGCCCTTGTTAGTGTTTGTATGAAGATTCAAATAATCATCAACCCATTCGTATAAACCTGTGTCCACGGTCTCAATAGTCGAAGCTGGTGTCGTCTCTGCCTTACTGTCCATCGAATAATCCCTCCCTTGCCTTAATGCATTCCGCGATAATCTCGAATTGGGCACTTTCTTGTCCAAAAAGTAGTTTTGGCTCTAATAATTTAGTTATTTCGTAATAAAGAGAGCCGAACCGAACGAAATCCCCTTCACGGACAAATAAATTCTGATCTTCGGTCAACCTTCTCTTATGAAACATGACTTTTAAGGGCGCATCCTTGTCAATGCCTATATTATCAATAAATTTCGTCTCTATACCTCCATATTCTACTCTAGCGTAAACTCGAACCGGTGGCAAATAGGTTTTGCTTACTGCTTCTCCGTATAATGGATGAAAATCAGTGTGTTCAACGTCAATGGGAAAGTATAAGACCTGTTGACCAACAACTCTTTCAATAATCTCATCATTTACTTGTTTTACAAGGTCTTTTTCCTTCTCCCCAAGAAACATGGGTGGAGGTGGTGCTGTCGGTCTTATCCATTTGGCCATAATTTACCCCTTTTATCCTACATAGATTTTCAACGGAACATTGTTGATAATCTCTGCTTGACTGTCCACCATATTCTTGTCCATTTCAGACAATTTGTCGTAGGTTTGCTTCTCAAGCATCTCCTTCAACTCATCTCGTAACGCTGTTTGCTCTGTCGCGGCTTGAGATAGAAGATCAGAAGCATTTAAAGTAATATTATCACCCGGAATCGGTATACTACCGCCGAATTTACCTCTAATTTGACCTAGTGTCTCTTTGGAAAGAGCCAAGGCAAATCGCCTAATCCACTGTTTTCCAATAGAATTTATATTTTCATAAGGCAAATTCTCGAAAGGCAGAGTATTCATATTATTTATACCCCTGACTTCATTTGCAGAATTAGCCGTAAAAGCGTCTCCCCTTATAGAGAACCTAAACCAGAACTTTTCTGGTGAAGAACCCCTATCTGGTGTTGGGTATATTCTTAATTTATTGTCTATGAGTTCATAGGAGTAGTGTGAGGTTCTTGTATATAGATGATCTTCATACGAAATAGCTTGTAGCTTGTTTTGCCATGCCGGGATAACCTGAAAAGTAGATTGGTCTGAATATTGGCCATAGTCGTGGAAGTTCCCAACAACATTCAATCCACCATAATAACCGTAAAATCGCCACATTTGGTATGGAGTCTTATAGAATACATCTCTAATAATAATTTTCTTTGTTCTATCGATGTCAGAATACGGTACACCGCCAGCAGCAGCAGAAGCAGAAACAATAGATTGAAGATCGTAATCTTGCTTGTCGTTGACGGTGGTAACAGATGCTGAATAAATAGGATCTGATCCTCCGATGCCAGCTTCATGGGAGAATCGACTTCCCATCTTTAAAGCATAGTCGAAAGTATAGTTAGGATACTTCAGAGCGCTCCCTGTACCCGCTGTAAGCTCACCTTTGTGGTCGAATGAGCCTGTAGCCCCACCAAGCGCGAAAGATAGTGAATTATGGCTCTGATGGAGGTTTATGAGGTATGAATACTCATGTACTGCTTCTTCATAGTTTGCATAAACATTCGCTGGTGTTAATTCAATGTCTAATACATCACCGCCAAGCTTTCTATAAGTGTAGGAAACTTGTGATACTGCTCCGGAAATAAATGGCGCCGATCCGCTATAGGTTCCAATTGGTAACGCGGCGGCGACGGCTGAAGTTGAACCGGTAGACGGCAATACAATTGCCGATCTTGTCGCTGTGGGTGTTAAAGTTGGTACTGCCATTCATTTGTTCTCCTATTATAAGTAGTAATCATCATCTTCTTCTTCGTCAGCAATGATTTCCTTTTCATGTTTTATATTCTTTATTGCTGAACCGGGAACGGAACCGACCACATAATAAGCATTTGGACCATAGATATCATGGTCTTTCAACTCTGGGTCGTGGACTGCCTCGCCCGGGACATCGAACTCTATAAGGATATAAGGAGGTTCCGGGTTCCCAATTATATTTCCCTCTTCAAACATTGCTAGACGGGCAGTTTCAAAACTCTTAAAGAAATAAACCCTCTTCTCTCCAGCTTCTGTTCGCAAGCCGTCTATTGAATCCTCAGATCCTCTAATACCGTGTTCTTCAATTCCCTCACGGTTGTTTTCATTAGTTATGTGATAGCCAATGGCACCCACGCCTTCTTTCAGGAAGCGCCTCCAGTTCTCAAATAATTTTTGCATTAAATAATCCTCGTATCTATAAATAGATTTTCATAAAGAAAAAACCCCCCAAGAGTTTGGGGGGTGAAAAGGAGGATCAATTTTTCATTATTCTATTTTTTTTATCTTTCTAGGAGTACGAGAATTCCTTTTTCGTACTGGTCGTGGGTTGGACTTTGGTTTAGGTTTTTCTTTAACCTGCACCACCATTTCCTCGACCTCCTTAATCATTTCCTTAACAATTTCTGGAGTGAAGTTTGTATCAGTAGAAACATCAACTTTTTCCTCGGAAGGAACTTCCCTCTTAACTCTTTCTTTCATTACAGAGTTATCTGCAACAGGAGAAGGCTGAGATACTTGCGTATTCAACCTTTCAATCCTTTTTAAAACTTTTAAACGTTTAGCTTTACGACCCATCAATCACCTCTATGCAAACGTCGGGACAACACTACAGATAACCTGTCCGCTAGCGATCCAGTTTGTTCCGTCTGAAATACACTCGATAACAGATCCGGGATTGGTATCTGCTTCAAGAGTAATGTAAGTGTCGGTTAAGTCACTGAAAACGTCAGTGGTAGCTTCCCCGCTATCGACATGGGCGATAAGACCACCCAACATAACACCAGAGGGTACGAGAATCTTCCAACCAGCAGTATCCGCTTCGACAGATACCAAAAACTTAATATAAGCACCCGCTTTGGGCGAAGGCAAAGTGATGGTTCTCTGACTCGCTGGGTTGCCAGCCAAAAGATATACCTCGCCAGATTCTGCGGACGCAATCGTCTTATTTGCTGTCCCGTCGAGAGACTCCACTCGCATAAACGATGCGTTTCTCGATGCTCTTCCTACTTTAGCCATATTAATATCTCCTTTTAATACGTTTTCACACTTTGTGTATGATCACTAATAAATAGTCCATAAAAAACAAAAACCCCCAACCATTTCTGGAAGGGGGCTTAAATTAAATAGCTAGGCTACTTTAGGAACCGGATTCTCCAAGAAGTCCTCGGACAATAACCAGACCGTACATATCAGGACGTACCATCTTCTTACCGTAACGAGTCATGACTCCTTTGCGTGGGACAAAGTCTTCCACGCCGAAGATCGTAGGTGTGGTCTGCAATGGCACATAAGGCGCATATACATAACCAGACTCAAGGAAGGAACTTCCTTTACGACCAACAAGAACCACATTCCGTGGGAAATATGGATCAACCATAACATCCCATTTGCGACTCAAGGAACCAGTCTTAACGGCACCAATTGATCCTTTATCAGCATCAGCGGTGATATTAGCACGGAACCCAGAGGTGAACTCAAGGATATTAGCAACTTCAGGAGAACAAACAACAAAGTTGGCTCCACCACGAAGTGTCTTACGATGGATCTGTGCAGACACATCGTTAATGGTTTCGATCAAAGTCTCATACCATTCGGAAACCGTTCCAGTAAAGTCAGGAGCAGCAGAAGTAGCGCCGAGTTCAAGACCATTGGTACGGTTTACAAAAAGACCGGGAGAGCGCGACCAGTAATAAGTAGCAGCAGTTGCACCATTTACAAGGTCAGCCAAGATCTCACGATCGATTTCAAGAGCAATTTGCTCTGAAAGAATCGAGGTCAACTCAACTTCAGCATCCAAGTTGTGATAAGCATTCAAGTCTTGCCCTAGTTCAGGGGTCCACTTTGCTTTCAACTTCTTGGTTTGTGCTGTAATGGCCACTTGATCGACTTTGATATCAATCTCTGGGATATTAGAATTACCTTCCAACGGGTAGGTAAAGCCAGCAATAGCACCTTTAGCACCATCTCCACTGTCAATAGCATCTCGCTTTGGATGAAGGACAGTTAGGTTTACATCAGGTGTTTCGTCTGAAGCGATACCAGTAGTATCTACAGTTGTAGAATAATACATCTTAAGAATACCACTCTCCATTCGGGTCAGACGACGAACAGCTTTCAAGGTATCAGCGGTAACCGTAACGGCCCCAGCATCAACACCACCAAGAGCAGCAACCAAGTCTGTCCCACCAGCATTATCCACTTCAGCAAAAATAGCTGCAAAGTTGCGATCATCATAGAGCCCTGTGACAAGCTCCGTAACACCAGCGGCGTCAATGAGAACTTCCACAACATAAAGGGTTGTGTCAGCCATAAGATCAGCGTCAAACTGAATTTTCTTTGCATTTGCTTCAGAGCATCCAGCAATAGCAAAACCATTCATGTTGGCGTTTGCAGCGGTGACAGCGGTTGAACCAGTTGGAGATGCATATGCATAACCGACCGCTTCTCGAGGACCACCAAGTGTCTCTTTATAGGTTGCCCCAACAAGATTTACACCACCAGTGATTTCCGAACCCGTTTTGTCCGTACCATAAATTGATTTCTCAACTACGTTACCGAATCGATCCGATCCAGCGGCTGATTCTGTGCCATTAAGTGTTGGTGAAAACACGAAATCCATGAAAAAGATCAGACCAGAGGGTAAGCTCATGGGCTGAACACTAACGATATCGTTAGCAATAAGACCGGCGAATACTCGACGGACAATAGGGAATGCGACGGCGGCGAATCCTTGGACATCACCTCCGCTCATAGATGAACTCTCACGAAGTAGTTCTCGAGCTTGATTTTCTAAAAGACGTGCCATCGTAGCTTGCTTGTGTTGGGTTTCAAGTCCCTCAAGAAGACCAGTAGCGGTCCACTTGGCGAGAAGTGCTTTCCCTTCGGCAGCTTGGTTACGATTGACAATGCCTTCTGTCAAAGTTTCAATAATATTAGACATTTTAAATAACCTCCTTAAATGTGTATATTTAATTGATTCCAGCAAGTTTTTGCATACGGCTAGCGAAATCATTCGCTGGTTGTTGCTGTGCTTGCTTTCTTCGGGGTAAGATGGCCGAGAGATTAGACCTTCTATTTACTGACTCACTCAATGATTTTGGGGCTTTTTTGATTTCGCCTCCCACTGTAGTTCTAAGAGTCTCATAGAGGGATTTGGCCTCTTGGGCCGTCTTGGAGTGGGCAATGGCTTCAACAATTTTAATTTTTTGTCGCTCATTCAAGGAGGCATCACCTAAAGTTTTGTTACTATATACTA